TTGTAGTCATTAAACAGCTTTTCGAACTCTACTACCCTATCACTGCCTGCGATGAACACCATGTCCGTAAACTCTGTGTTGAGTTCGGCTAACACTTTGATTATGGTGTTGGCATCACTGGCAGTGACCATTGGACCAAAAGCAGCTTGTGCATATTTTAATTTGAGATCGTAAGGTAAGGGATTTTTCTTTTTATCTTGTGTGTGGCTGAGATATATGCGCGGAGTGGCGCTTAGTTTTTCAGCTGCCATCTTCACAGTGTTTGCTAGCTTTTCGTGCCCAACTGTGGGAGGATTAAATCTTCCAAACGAAAATACTACTAACTTACCAGCCATCATGCGTCTCCATATGTGTTATTTATTGGATTTTACTTGCGCATGAATTTGTAGCGATCTACCAGCTTTATCTTTCCCTGTGGTGTTGCAGCTACATAACCTTCGTGGCCCGGCACACCTTCGAGGCTAGCAGATACTTGATCGCTAGTGCCCTTGTCCATCTGTGCTTTGATCTGTGATTTGTAGTTAGCCACTGTTTGTATGCTGCGCCATAGATTGTTATAACCAGTGAGGTGCTGGTTGATCCATTCTTTAGCATTAACTATCTTCTTTGCGCTCTCACCTGAACTATCGATCCACTTGATGAACCCATTGGCAGCTTGGCTGTAGTCATCTTCACCCTGGCTGGCTAATGCTGCCATGTAACGACCTACAAGTGCGCCTAGGTTAGTTAATTGCTTTTCTCTAAGTGCAACCGGATCTAACAGTTGATCTATGCCTGCTGTATTAGGCATGGCAGGTATAGGTAATTTAATTGCTTCACTACGTGGTGCAGTAGCACCTAGCACTAGGAATTGTGGATTACCTTGTAATGAGGAAACGTCGTCAATGGGTGTAGGCTCGACAGTTAATTCATCTGGGAAGAACCCGTGTACTACCATGCCCGCTTTGCTGGCTGCAATACGCTGTCCTAGTTCGCTGCTAGTGTTAACACGATATTCTATCTTGTTGGGTTTGAATACAAACTGACCGTCTTGCACAGCAGGAGTGCCAACCCAAAGCAGATCTCCTTGGTAATATCCCCTGAGGTCCTTGGGTAAAGCTGCTGCTATGATTGGCCATAAGCTACCAATCTTGCCGGCATAAGCTGCTCGTTCAGCATCACCGGGTTTGCGTCCGGCTAGCATGTTGGTTAGCTGTTCCTGGCTACGGGCTTTACCGTCATACCCTTTAGCACCAAAGCCGCTCTTGTCAGTGATCACAATGTTGCCAGCAGCGTCTCTGCCCATGATCAATGCAGGACTACCGTCCCACTTGATACTGGTAGTTCCAGGGCTAGTAGCAACATGGCTTAGTGCAGACATAGCACGTTTGATGCCTTTGCTGCCTTCTTGCCAGGCTAGGTCTTCGGGGTGGTCGATGCGTGCTTTGATGGCTTCAGTGAGTAATTCAATGATCTTCATGAACTATTTATTGGTTTACAGGTTCTCTAAGAGCCAGATATAAACTGGTACTTGGAACTTCAACGACCAAGTTCCGTTCACTCCTAGATTAATCATTTCTGGACACAGATCACCATCAGTTGTGGCAAAAATTCCATTCTTATATACTAACTGTCCTAGATTTATATCATCAATGAATATTGATCCGATGTTCAGCAGTTGATCTTTGGTGATCTCGCCGGCATCATTCGAGATAGTATCAGTTATTCCATTTTTACCGATCAGTGCTATCTTGATCTCATGCTCACCTTCTGCGAGATTTCCTTTCCAGGCTATCTTCGTCGGTTCTCGGATCTCCGATGATTGTAATAAAACATCATGATTTAACCACACCTTGCAGCGTGGTGGATTGTTCCACCACGTGCTTGATAAATTGATTTCTATTTCTACTTCTTCAGCAGTCATCATGATTCCTTAGGAACTATATCGTAAGCCAACAGTTGATCGTCTGCGCTCTTGATCGTCTCATTCTTAGTCCACTCATCAGTTAGTTTCTTGATGTGATCGATGTCGCCAGCAAAGGTATAGGTTCCGAGATGATCTAACTTGATCTCTGTATCGATCCATACTGGAACACGCAACTTCTCACGAACAAACTTACAGAAAGTCCAATCTTCTGAGAGATAATGCCCGTTCTCATCGATCATGGTGTCAAACAATGCATACATGTGCTTCTCATATTGAGCACCTAGATTCAAACTGTCTTTGTATTTGCGTTCAGGCATGACTTCAATCAGCTTCTCGATGATCTCACGCTTGATCATCATGAATCCAGTACCTGACGTGCTGACTTCAAACAAGCTACCATTCCGTCGAGCACCGGGTACGATGTTTAGCACATACTTGATCGGGATGCCCTTCATAGGATACAAACCACATGCTACACCTACGTTATGCAGTGCCAAACGCAGGATCGCTTCGGGTTCAAATCGGATGTCAGCATCGATGAACATGATGTGAGTAGCAGCAGTATTAGCTAATGCTTTAGCGATCAGATTATTCCTGCCTCGGGGAATCAAACTTTCGTTAACCATAGTGTCAAGGCTGAATGGAATACCATATCGCATGGCCAGCATAGTGAATCTCACGAAGCTAGCAAACGTTCCTTCGCTGATGTTTCCACCATAGCAAGGGATCAAGAAATGTATGTGAGTGCCGCGCAATCGTTCGATCACTTCATCTTGCGTGAGGGGGCGAACTTCCTGGGTCTCAGTAACCGTTACGGTAGGTTGTTCGAAGTTCTCTGCTGTGACTTTTTCACCAGAGTTCTTGTTAGATTTTTTTGACATTGATTCCTCTTATTCAAGTTCGATTAAAACATTAGGTCCAGCCATTGACTGGATCGCTTCTATCAATGCAGCTAGGTTTTCATCTGAGATGATATTGCTAGCTGTATCAGTGTCACGCACAAGCTGGCTGAGCTTGATAGTGATCTTTTGTTCGTTTATCTGTGCCATAGTTGGTCTCCTCTGACATATTTATCTGCGCACTTTTAGGCTTGCGTCCGCGCTTCTTGCCTTCACCTTTGACTGTACCATCAGCCTTGATGTTATACACACCTGCAAAACGTGCGAGTTCCATGCCATCAAGGGTTTCGATGCGGTTGAATTCAATGGTATATCGTTTGTTCAGACGATCCCTGCAGATAAAATTGTCACCTTTCTTGGCTAAGATCATCAGTTCTAAGTTGATATATTGTGGCATATGTCCTAGACCAATTGTCTTGACCTTTCCTGTGACCAACGTACCATCACCAATCAATTGCTTTTCTAACAACGTGTTAATCAAAGAAACATTATTCAATCTCATTCTCCATTTTGTAAACTTCAATCTTCTTGATGAAGCGGTGGTCGATTAGGTTGATCATCGCTATCCAATCGAGATCAGTTGCGTAGAAATACGTTGCGGTCCAACTGGTATACGTTCTTACAAATTCATTCGCTAGTTGTTTGGTGAAGCGAATCTGATCGCAATGTGATAACTGCGTCGATATAGCTGACATGCTTTCAGTCCCGATAGCTCGTTTATCTTTGTGTTGTGTCGCCCAATAAATCTTATACCTGTACTTGTTGTAAGGAAGCCTTTTGCACAGTTTGTGTGAGCTCTTATATGAATCTTCAACTGGTTTACGTAGATAGGTCAGTGTTTCTGGTTCCATTATATCGATAAAACAGATACAATTCATAACAGGTTTATCATCGAACATGATGTCTGAATCAGCGATGATCTGCAACACTTCTTCAGGATGAGTTGTGTAGATACTAAGACAAAAATAATCTAATCTAGTGTTAAACCAGGTGCGATGCAATTTCGTAGAACGAATCGGATTCAGAATCGTAGAACGTATCAGTAAGCGACGAACTGATGTCATAGCTCGCCTGAAAGTTTCATTTAGATACATATTAAGCGGTGATGGATCGTGACCCGACATCAGTCGAAGCTGTATACAATGAGGATAACGCTTATAAAACAGCTTGAGATTAGGGTTGATCCTGCAATGCGGATTAACCTTATCCTTGTATTTGTACTTTATCGTCGATACGAATGATACCGTCTCTTCCGATAGTAGTGTTTGATCCGTGTATGTCAAATCTAATACTTCCGTCGTCATTGGTCTCTGCATTTATAATAACACCTTTAGCGATTTTGTCAAACACTATCTTCCGGCTCAATGGAACTTTGATCAACTCGTTGATCTTTCGGGCCAATGGACGAGCTCCCATTTTTTCATCGTAGCCTTCTTTGATGATCTTATCAACGACTGTTTCGCTGATCTTGAGCTTGATTCCTTTGTCTTCTAACAGCTCATTGATCTCGATCATCATCTTAGCAACGACCTTGCGCAGGCTTAGCTTGTCTAGCTTGTTAAACTTGACGATACCATCAACGCGATTGCGGAATTCTGGGCGGAAGAAGTCTTGCACCGCCTTATCATCTTCTCCTGTCCGCTCGAGAGACCCGAAACCGATGCTATTCCTCTCCCCTTCTGCGGCTCCCAGATTGCTAGTCATGATGACCATGCAATTCCTTGCGTCTGCTTTCTTTCCGTTGCTACCAGTTACGACACCTTCATCCATGAGGCTTAGCATGATGCTGGTCACGTCTGGATGTGCTTTCTCAACTTCATCAAAGAGTATGATAGCATTTGG